CTAGTCATGACGGCCGAAAAGGGCTTAGAAGGGCTCTCAGAGGGCAGGGAAGGGGTAGTAGAAGTCCGTTATGGCTCTCAAACCCCTAGAATCCGCTCTAAGCCTTCTGATTTACCTACTAGAGGCGATGAGATGATCCAGTTCTGCAAAGATATTGGGTTTCCGATGTTACCCTGGCAGGAAGACTTGGCTCGAGACTGCTTACGCTACAAGGCTGACGGGCGCTGGTTACACCCTTTAATCGGGATCATGCTTCCACGCCAACAGGGTAAATCAACCTTCATGGCGCTTAGAATCTTATTCGGTATCTATGTTCTGGGCGAAAAAATGCACCTTGCAACGGCTCATAAGCTGACGACATCGAGCGAAATCTTCTTTAAGGTTAGCGAGATCATCGACAATTCTCAGATGCTTATGGATAACTTCGCCAAAAAGTACGAATCTAAAGGATCGCAGGAAATTAGGTTTAAGAACAAAGCCCGGTATCTGATCCGTGCCGGTAATTCAGCCGCTCGAGGTATTGCCGCGCCAGATGTAATCCATATCGATGAACTTCGAGAGTTCGATACTGAGGATGTCTGGTCATCAATGCGATTTACTCAAATGAGTAATCCAAATCCGCAGGCTTATGTCTATTCCAATGCTGGCCATGCCAATTCAGTCTTACTGCATAAATTTAGGGAACGAGGTTTAGCAGCTAGTGAAGGAGCCGATGATTCAATCGGATGGTTCGAGTGGAGCGCTGAGCCAGGAGCCGAAATTACAGATAAAGAAGCCTGGTATCAGAGCAATCCATCTTTGGGGCATACGGTTCATGAGGACAATATCAAGGATAGCCTTTCAGATCGAGAAGACATTTTCCGCACAGAAATTCTTTGCCAATTCGTATCGATGATTAACCCAGTTATCTCAGAGGCTGAATGGAAGAAATGCAAGGTCGATAATCTCCCTCAGCTCGATGTCGAAGCCGATACTTGGATGGCCATTGATCTCAGCCCAGACAGAAAACACGGTTCATTGGTCGCAGGTCAGAGAATCGGTGGCGATAGGTTTATGGTTAGTCTTCTCCACACTTGGTTTAATCCAGTAAACCTTGATGACAAAGAAATGGCCAACGATATCGCTTATTGGGTTCGCAAGTTCCCAGTTAATGCCGTTGCTTATTCCAAATCGACGGCCTCAGCCGTTGCCGCTCGATTATCGCCTGCCGGTATTCCAGTTCATGAAATTACAGGTCAGGAATATCAACAGAGCTGCGACGAATTCGTTTCAGCGGTGAGCAGTCTTCGTCTCGCGCATGGGGATCAGGAAGAATTGACTAAGCAAGTTCTAAGCGCAGTTAAATTAACTCGAGGTGATGGCGGTTGGGTCATGGGACGCAAAGCCTCAGGAATTGTCTGCGGTGCAGTTGCTTCGGCGATGGTTACGCACTTTGCGACACGAGCAGAATCCGAAGTAGACATTCAGATCGGATAATGTCTAGAATGTAGACAGTTCGTGTATAATATGTCCAATGGGAATCAGGGACATCTTTACATCAAAGCCTTCTGTAGAAGTTACAGTCGATGCGGCTTCAACTCCAGCGCCGTTTAACAACACAGGCTCATTTAACCCTTTCGTATTTACCCAATCGGTTGCATCACGTCAGCAGGCGATGGCAGTTCCTACAATCGCTCGCGCTCGCAACATTATCTGCACAACACTCGCAGGGTTGCCTCTTGAGCAATACTCAAAACTTAATGGTGGACATCAACCAACTCCAGCCGTAATTAATCAGCCAGACCCACGCGTTCCTGGCTCAGCAATCTATGCATGGCTTGCAGAAGATTTACTATTTCATGGAATTGGTTATGGACAGGTTCTAGAGCAGTACGGCGATACAGGTCGTGTGCGTTCATGGACTCGCGTTGCTCCAGATCGTGTAACTCCTAAACTTAATCACCTACAGACAGAGATCGTCGGTTATCAAGTCGATGGATCAGTCGTTCCAAATCAGGGCGTTGGATCACTAGTCGTATTTTACGGAATGGACGAGGGACTTCTTAATCGCGCAGGTCGCACAATTCGCGCAGCTCATGCACTAGAGCAGGCCGCAGAAACTTTTGCAAAAGAGCCAGTACCTTTGCAGGTTCTCAAGTCCAACGGTACCAATCTTCCAGCAGAACGTATTTCTAAACTTCTAGAATCATGGCGTACTGCTCGACTCACTAAGTCCACTGCGTTTCTTAATGCAGATGTTGAATTGCAAGCGTTGGGCATCGATCCAGCTAAGTTACAACTCAATGAGGCACGCCAATACGTTGCACTGGAATTGGCTCGCGCTTGCAACCTTCCTGCATACTTCGTAAGCGCTGAGATGACGAGCATGACGTACTCGAACGCCGTTTCGGAGAGGCGTTCTCTTATCGATTTCTCGATGAAGCCAATCCTTACTGCCATTGAGCAAAGACTCAGCATGCCGGACTTTATTTCTCAAACCTCAACGATCCGTTTCTCACTCGACGAGTTCCTTCGTACCGATGCACTACAACGCGCACAGGTTTACGAAATTCTTAACCGCATTGGTGCAATGAGCGTTGAGCAGATTCAAGAAGAAGAAGATTTAATCCACAATGAAGGAGAAAACGCATGAAGATAACAATGCCAGTAGCCATCACGGCTGCGGATGCAGAGTCACGCATCATCGCTGGACGCATCGTGTCCTGGAATGCTGAAGGCAATACCTCAGCAGGTCGCACAATGTTCGAGAAGGATTCGATCAAGATGTCTAAGAACACTAAGTTGGTTCTTCAGCATGACGTAACTCGTCCGCTTGGAAAACTTGTCAGCTTCGAGCAGGATGAAACAGGTATCACCGCAGAATTCAAGATCGCTAAGACAACCGCCGGTAATGACGCACTCGAGGAGGCCGCTACTGGCCTTCGTTCTGATTTTAGCGTGGGCGTAGATGTCGAAGAGTGGAATAACAAGGATGGCGTAATGGCAATCAGCGCAAGCAACTTGATCGAGGTCAGCCTCGTCACAGATGGCGCGATTCCAGGCGCAGAGGTCGCAAAAGTAGCGGCAGTAGACAACGAAGTTTCTGAGCCAACTCAGGAAGAAATACCATCAACCACAGAAGGAGAACAAGTGTCAGACACTACCGTTCCAGAAGTCGCTCCTGCCGCAGAAACGGTAGAGGCTGCAAGAGTCGAAGTTAAGGCTGCAACTGCACCTTATATTTCGACAACTGTTCGTAACCCAATCGTTGATAAGGCTTCTTATCTCGAGCATTCAGTCCGCGCTTCACTTGGTAACGAGACATCAAAGATGTACGTTGCAGCAGCAGCAGACACAACAGACAACGCTGGTCTAGTACCAACACGTCAGCTAACAGAAGTTATCAATGGCATCTCAAATGCAGATCGTCCATTCATTGACTCAGTATCTCGCGGAGCTCTACCTGATGCAGGTATGACTTTCGAGATTCCTAAGATCACAGTTGCTCCAACAGTTGCAGTAGCATCTGAAGGCGGCGCACCATCAGAGACAGATATGAATTCAGCGTTTGTTTCTGTAAATGTTCAGAAGTTTATTGGCCGTCAGACATTCAGCCTAGAGCTTCTTGATCGTTCATCACCTGCATTCTTTGCAGAACTCGTACGTCAGATGGAGTTTGCATACGCAAAGGCTACAGATACCGCAGTCGGAACAGCGTTGATTAACGGCGGAACAGACGGCGGAAACCGCGCAGCGATTACAACAGGTGCACTTGCAGCTGACTTCGTATCAGATGCAGCAGTTTCAATTTACAAGGGCACACTCGGATTTGCCGAGAACATCGTTGTATCTCCAGAACAATGGGGCGCTCTTATGGGCTTGGTCGATTCTTCAAACCGTCCAATCTTTACACAGACAATCAATCCACAAAACGCAGGTGGAAACCTAACTGCAACTGCAGTTCGCGGAAACCTTCTTGGACTCAACCTTCGCGTATCACGTGCGCTAACAGATGGTTCAGGGATTGGCGATAACACAATGATCGTCATTAACCCAGATGCGTACACATGGTACGAGTCACCACGCCTATCACTTCAGACAAACCTTATCTCAACAGGTCAGGTAGAAGTCGGCTATTACGGTTATGGAGCAGTGGCCACGAAGCTTGGCGCTGGATCGTACCGTTACATGGTCGCGTAGTCACAAACTAATCATGGGGGGGCGGTTGCTCCCGATCGCTCCCCCAGTCGTTTACTAGAGAGGATGTAGAGATGGCTTCTATTGTTACAGTTGCAGAACTAAGGTCAATCCTTGGCGTCTCTACGTCCCTCTATAACGATGCTTATTTAACGGACGTGATAGACACGGCTGAGGCGATAATTTTGCCTATGCTGGTCACTTACGCTTCTCCAATTTCAGCAGTAGAACTAGAAAACAATATCGCCACTTATCAAGTGCTAGGCGATAACAACTTCTCAGAGGGTCAGAGCGTAGTCATCACAGGATGCGGCTCCCCATTCAATGGAACTTTTACCATCCTAGAATCTAGCAATTATGACGTAGATACATTCATCGTCAATTCTAACTCTCGCATATTCGTCGATGGAGTTTACAGAGATTTCAACGGTTTCTTTACAGTAGCAATTACAAACGCCGATATTACCGAGCGTAAGGTTATTCCTTCAGGACGTGCAACCCTATCCGGCGCTACTACTTATGTCGGAGTCAGTGCAGTCGAGTCAGCAGTCCTCGCCGTATCGGTTGAAGTATTCCAATCTCGCATCGCTCCTGGTGGGCAGATTGAGGGCGTGGACTTTACTCAAGTAAGCCCTTATCGCCTTGGTCGCAGTCTCTTCAATCGTGTATCTGGACTTCTAGGGCCGTACATCGATACCGATTCAATGGTGCAATAATGCCAGCATCGACCATCCTTGACACAGTTCGCCAGCCATTAGCTACGGCTTTTGCCAGCGTTGCAGGCAACGTTTATGCCTACGTCCCAGAGGCTCCTATGGTTCCTTTCGTAGTGACGGTTCCAGATTCACCGTATCTTGAATTAGAAACCATCAACAAATCGACGCTGCACATTAAAATCAATCTTGTCATTTCAGTAGCGGTTGCATATAACAGTAACCCTGCATCGCTCGACAATCTCGAGCAGCTAGTGATAAGTGTTCTGAAGGTGATCCCAACAGGGTACACAGTCGGAGCGGTTGAAAAACCAACAGTAACTCAAGTCGGGCCTTCCAACGTGCTGGTTTCTGATATCCGAGTTTCTACCTACTATACACAAACAAACTAAAGGAAAATAATATGGCAACCGTAGTAATCACAGGGCGCGATATTTCTCTATCTTTCACAGGTGGAACAGATATCGAGGCACAAGCAACTTCAGCAGTTCTCACAAAGACAAACCTTCGCGAGACTTATCAGACACTCGATGGTG